GCCAATTTGGGAAGCTGGGTTAAACTGTACTCCGCCTTGTGCAGCGCCACCAAGGGCACCGCCGCCTACAGAGGATCCCTCCTCAAGGCACCATTTCTCTTGGTTCTCCAAGAGAACAGCCGTGTTCAAACGGGTGTGAGCATCGTCGATTGCCTTAACGGAATCGGATGTATAATCAAGCACTGGAGCCCACTTTTCCAAGAGGGTATTAGCGCGATCTTTATCAATAAATGATTGTGGTTTATTCATAATAATTAATGTTTTTTTGTTTTTAAAACATGGGTTAACCCCAAGTGACTCAGGCACCGAATGCCTCAATGTTTATGAATCAAGCTAAATTACTTCATCAAGTCCAACCCTTCAAGATAAGGGTTTGATGGTACTGATGGTTTAGCTTTCTCCTCAACAACTGTTTTTGGAGCATCAGCTTTCACAGTGCGATTGCTGATTGCTTCCTCACGAATAACTTCAAGTTGCTCTTTTTCCTTACGGTCGAAAAGACGTGCAGTGTATTCGAAATTCTCTTCGATAAATCTTGGTGACTTATCTGATAAAACTTTCTTAAGATATGCAGATTTTTTACTGCCAAACTCAGCACATCGATTCTCAAGGAACGCAGCAGACTTAGCCTGGTTGTAGTTCTCATTAAGAGTTTCGTTAGTTTTCTTAAGTTCTGCAATTTCTGTTTTAAGCTCATTCATCTCAGTTTTACCTTCAACGATTGCTGTTTTTACAGACTCGGACATTAAGGACGAGTCAACAGCAAGAGTAGAGCGAAGATTATTGAGAACAGTCATAGCTGTATTGTTACGAGTTGCCTCTTCAATAGCTGCTGTTGGAACAGCTTCATCAATATATTCTTCTAGGTAATTGGAAATAGATTCGACGAGGATTTCTTTAAATTGAGATGCCCCTTCGTTAAGCTCTGTTTCATATTTTTTAATAACGTTGCCTAATTTTGTGGCATTGTTTTTATCAACAGCTTCAACAATACTTTGCATCTTAGTTGTATGATCCTTATCAATTTGTGCAATAAGGGTCTCAAGCTTTTCAGCATAAAGTTCGTCTTGGCTTGCGAGCGCAGCTTCAACAGAAAGCTCAACTTTCTCTTTAAGTGCTACCTCGATTGACTCTACTGAATCTTCAGTAAGGACATCTTGTAATTCGGTTGGTAGTGATTCTTTATTCATAGTAATTAAAAGATTGGTTTTTCTGCTGCTTGACGAATTCGAGCTTCGATTTTGTCTTGAACAGCTGACTGTAAATATTTATTAGCAGCTGCATAGTTTTCACCAGAAATAGCATCAATAAACTTAACTATTTTGTCTTTTGTGTTAGTTTTAATAGGTTTTTCAGACATATTCTTATTTATTAAAGGTTTTAAGTTAATCAAATTTTGTTAATAAAGTTCATAATGCGTTCAAGTAGATATTTTTCTACTTCTTTCTTCGGTAGTTTAGATACACTTTTTTCAAATTTATCATATATTTCTTCATATTTACCGTCTTCCGCAAGTACCCACTGCTTAGATTCTAAAATACCATTAACAAATGCTTTTGGATAAGATGGGTCTGCAACACAATCAATAGCTACAAGTTTCATATTACGAACTGTATTGTATTCATTACTTTCTTCTAAAGTACCAAGTGCTCGAGAACTCATTCCTACTTTAACACCATCATTAACTAATGAACGAACAATTTGACCACATGGAGTTGTAAGAACTTTTGACTTACCATAAAAAACATCACCATCCTGTGTAAGTTCTGTTACCATATGGCACGCTCTTTCGAGATCTACATCTGCAGAAGATGGGTGATTTAATTCTCCCATTGCACGTCCTGGCTTTACAAAATTTTCATTATAGGATGCTACTTCGCGTTCAAGCTCATCTCGTGGGTAAAATCGTTTATTACGATTTACTCCTTCAGCCATCATATAAGGGCCTTTAATGAAAAGAGATTTGGCACTATCTTTATTGGTCTGCTCCTCGAAGACCTCAAATTGATCGACGATGTCCGGATTTTCGCAAACAAGATTTAGTTTAACTGACATACATATATTTATACCAAAAGCTTATGAAATCTCCTTTTCCGTTAAAATTAAAAATTTATAATTACGACCATCACAATATTTTCTAGCTGCAGCCCATTTAGCTTGATTAGTTACATATTGTTTTTGCTCATATATAAGATGCTCTCTTTTTCTATACTTTGTTGTTGGTGGTTTTGTTTGTTTATACGGCTTTATTTCAACACAGTATTTAGTAACCTTTTCACCTTCTTGTATAACAACATAATTATCTATATGATATCTATGGGTTCTTTTGGTTAGCGGATTATAATATGGTATCTTAATATTTTCTGATCCCCATCTTAAGACCTTTTTGTTATTATCACAAAATCTAAAAAATTTTAACTCGAGACCAGATCTATAAATAGCACGATCCCCTATAAATTTATTCTGGTTTACCGGAACAAATATCCCTTGACGATATTTTTTATTTTTATTCATTAACCAACAATAAATCCAACAGGATCATTACTACCGAATCCAGACGTTGCTCCTGTCATAAGCTCTTCTTCTAGTTCAGTTTTACGTTGCTGTCCTTCCTGTAATAAATCATAGTTAAGAGCTCCTCCTCCAAGTAGACTGACTTGACCAAATTTACCACGTACCCTACCAATAGTAATCATCGATAAAGCTAATGCGTATTCATATACCCATTGCTCTTTAATAACATCACGAATTGGACGTTCTAGATATGTTGATATTACACCATAAAAACGCTCATTGGTTGGTTGCGGGTACATTTTTAAATATTGTGAGCGTTCATCAAAGACAATATCTTTTTTAAGAGCTAATACTTTTTCCCGGGTATCAATAAATGATTTGAGAGTATACCAAGACACTAAATCAAAACCGTAATTACCTAAAGCATATGAAAAATATGTTTGCTGGGCCAGAGTTTGCTCAAGGGTAAATAATGTATTTATACCAGTATTTGAACCTTCTTCAAAGTCTGTAACAGATATAACCTTTCTATAGTCCATTACATCATAATCATATACATTTTGATATATAGTCATATTACTAGCAGATCCTGCCCGTGATAATGTTCGTCGTATATTAGGCTTAAAAGTTGCTGAAAGAGAATTACTAAAAGCAGTAATTGTATTTGTAAGAGTATGGTCAAATAATTCTCCTTCTTTTATACCATCTCCAAAATCTGCAGATAGCGCAGATGAACTTGCAAACACGGATGATAAGACTTTTGTTTGAGAAGTATAAACTATGTCCGGCGTTTCACCGTAAAACTCTGAACTAGGACCAAGCGGATTTGTACCAGCAACTTTTTTAGCGGTAGTATCTAAGTCAGTATTAGCTAATGTATATAGTAGATCTAATCTAATACCTTTATTTGGTTCATACAAATTAGAATCAAAAATCATATATTCTCTTGTATACCCAGCAAATTTGGTAAAATACTCAACGGCTATCTGAATATTCTCATTTAACTGATCAGAATGTATTTCTAACGATACAACTGGGTAACCTAAAGCTCTCTTTATTCTATCACCTAACCTACTATATGTTTGAATTCTATTATTAAGATTGGTAGACAAAAAAGCTGAGAGGGGAGTTATTTCACATGCAGATGCCATACATTTATTTAATCGGTTGCAATGAAAAAGGTGCCTAAAAATATGGTATCTAAGACATAAAGTATTAAATATTGATATGGCTTACCAAGTAACTATAGTTCCAGCAACAAGTGGGCAACCAGATGGTCGTTACACTGAAGCTTATCTCGCAAATTTTATTAATACTACTGTAGTACCTACTAGTGGTGCTAAACTCACTCAAATTTTAGAAAATCGTGGCTCAAATCTCATATTAGTTTGGGACGATAGCCTATAATATTATAACTTAACAAAGTCGCTCCTTAAGGAGTGACTTTTTTTTTGATTAAGTATCAGCTCCTGCGTCTGGGCCTGGCTCAACTGCCGCATCAAACTCTTCAGCACCGGCATCAGCAGTAGGTGCTTCTCCAGTATCAGCTGGACCTCCTCCAAAATCAGGTATACCACCTTCCCCTCCGCCTGCTGTACCGCTCCCTTCACCACCTATTTCAGCATCAGCTCCTGATGATGCTGCAAGTTGCTCTTTCCACATTGGACCGGCAGCTTGAATTTGTGCTAACTCCCACTGCATCTCTGCATCCTTACGTAAAAATTCACGATTAGCTAAAATATCTCTATCTCTCCAGCCCAAATATTTCTTTTGTGCATAAGTAACAGAAATAAATTCATTACTTGCTAGTGAGTTAAAGTTAGAAGCCTTAAGCTCAAGTTTTTGAGCTTCACGCATTTCAAAATAATTTGATGGAGGATTAAATATAATCTCAACATTAGTCTCGCAAAGCTCCAACTCATCCCATAAACCTCGGAGCTTAAGATGAGTGACAAATCCTCTCTTTACAGCAGTTGCGAATCGTTGCTGTTGACGAATAATAAATTTTGCGAACTTAAGCTCTTCGCGAAGAACCGTTGTACCGTCAACTGTACGATCTTCTGGATCTATACGTGTAGCGGGTACTTTAAGGGATCGGTAAAGTTTCTTAATAAAGTACATTAGGTCAGAAAGCTCTCCAAGATTTGCACCTCCGGGTAATTGTGTTACAGATGTACCATCAGATCCTTGTCGTTTAGCAAACCAAAATGCATCAAGCATAGATTGCGGGTTAAACTTGTTAACAACACTACTTTGATCGTTATCAAATGTTTTTTTAGACCAATAGTTTTGAATAAGTTTACGAAGATACGCTTCTGCTTTTGGAGGAGCCATATTACCAACATCAACGTTAAAGACTAGTCTTTCTGGAGCTCGTACTAATCTATATATAACAATTGCATCTTCAATTAATGATAATTGACGGTATGGTCTGCGCGCGTTTTCTAAAAACGGTACTACAAAATCTTTAGTTTCATTATATACTCCAGAGTTAGCATAAATCAATTGATTTTGCTCCATTGGTATCATTTCCGTCTTCTCTATTTTATCTGGCTGCGTTGTACTAAAGATAGGCTTCTTATATATATAGCCTTTAACAAGCATATTTTGAATATTGTTATAGACAGGATCCACAATTTCAGCAGGTATATTCATTAAACCTAACACACCTTCATTTGTATAATTTTCATGAAGAATCAATTCGAAAAAGACTTCTCCTTCCACTAATAATTGACGAAAATATTGCCACCCTTTAGATCTTAGCTCAAAGAAATCAATATATTTATCAAATTCTGAATCTAATTTCTTTTTATCATCAACTGATAAATCTATATTTTCGTAATGAATTTTTGCTGTACGACCATTTTCATCAATATTAACACACTCGTCGCATATTTCATCCAATGCATCGGATACCTCCGAATAAGCAGCCATAATTCGGTAGTCTCGCAACCTACCACCTTTATCAGAATCTAGCGATGCATACATTACATCTTGGAAAGAACCATCTTTACCAAAATCCCCGATGGGAATATTATTATAAGGATTAGATGATGTAACGGATGCTTTTGCTAACGCTTCAGCGCGTTGTGTACCATTTTTTAAAAAGTATTTATATTTGGTATTTAGAGAGTCATCTTGTTGACTTGCATACGGTAATCTGTTCGAGATATAACTCACGAGATTTCTGCCAAAAGTAGCAGCTCTACCGTCATTTGTTGGAGAAGTATCAGCCATCTTTAGTTATTTATTCTGCGGTAAAGTAGAAGCCATCAATTTCTGCTGAAGTCTTCCATCCCGCTGGGTTTTTGACAATAACATCAAATCTACCAGAAGCGGTAAGTGCTGGGATCATAATGTTGAGGATTTGATTATTAAGTACATTCCACTGACTATTTGGCAAAATGTAACCGCTTACTTCACCGGTATAAGTTGTACTTACAGCAGTGAAACCTGTTGTAATAGCGCTGTTCGAACTGAGCATTACAAACTCTGTTCTATCATAGTTATTACCATATAAAGTATAACTTCTACCACCAGATGAAGTATTAGTTACAATAGTTGTAGGATTATCTAAAGGTAGTAGTGATCCTGATGTATTAAAATAAACATTTGTAATCTCCGGAATTCCTGAAAGAGTAATTGTTTCAACATCTCCTACTGTTGATGACATATTTGCAAAAAACGTCTCATAATCTAGTGATGAAAGGCCTTGATTCAAATTAAAGTCAGGTCTTACATTTATAAAATTATTTTCAATAAAGTATATAGGAGAGCTCTCTTCATTTTTATTTCTAAATAACCAACCTTTAATAGTAAAGCTTGTATCAGCAATAATTCTAAACTTTTCACTATATGTTGTCTCCGTCGGAGTGTTTAAATTAATATTCTGATCCCATAACACTTCAGATCTAATCTCTATAGTATTACTAACGTCTGATGAAACTGGCTCTTTCCATGCAAGTATAATATATGGATCTGAATATGGTACAAAATTAGAAATAATTTGCTCCATATCCTGCATATATCTACAAAGTATAGACATATTTACCGTTAAATTTACCGGTGTCGGTGTTCTAATAGAGGAAGAAGAATTGGAATTACGGTAATTTTCAAAATTATCAAGTTTATTAAACACCCGATCTGTATCGTAAGTAATACCAGCCAAATCAACTGCAACAACAGGTAGTTCTATGTTTTGAGCTTTATTAACTATATCATACATTATACGCTGCTTAGGTGCAAACACATACCTTACAGCTACTTCTTGACGAGTGTTATTATTTTTATCATAACGTTTAATAACTGTATCATCAAACGCTGCAACAAACTGAGTTAAGAGATCCTTAACTTCAAAATTGTAAGTATAATTTTTCAAGGCTATATATATTTAATACTAAACAAAGCGTTCCAAAAAATATTTCGGTAACTTATGTTTCGATCTTAATATACTATCAACAATTGTACCATCTAGAATATAAGTTATGCAAGTGTCTTTCTTAGATCTAACTCCACGACCACATGCTTGAATTAATGAACATAGCATTTTATTTTGATACCAATCAAAGTCATTTTTCATCATTCTTTCAATCCTGACATCTTTAGTAGGTAAAAATGGTGCTTTAATTAGTATTTGAAACTTCGCTAGATCTCCCTTTAGATCAACACCATATGACATAGATGGTGAAACTAGCACCGTAGGCTGTATACTCGACATATGTTTATCTAGAATATCCTCATTTTTAATACCTGGCTCGCGATATAAAAACCTATCTCCATATAACATGGTACCTAACTTGGCCG